AAACGATATCGGTTGTTTCACGTGAAACAATTGCCTATTTTTTAGGCACCTCCTGCCCAAATAATAATCTTTATTGCCTATTTTTTAGGCAAAAACGCAAAGCTTGTTAACTGAGCAAAAAACAGGCATAAAATATTTTATAATTTTTTGTCTAGGGGCCCCCGATGGATGTTTCAGATCAGGAACTAAAGCTTCGCCTGCGACTCGCACAAATCGAGAAGAATGAAGCTTGTCAGGAAGACTTTTTAATTTTTGTAAAATCTATGTGGCCAGAGTTTATTGCTGGTCGGCACCATAAAATTATTGCAGAAAAATTAGAGCGCGTAGCAAAGGGTGAGTTAAAGCGGCTAATTATCAACATGGCCCCGCGTCACACTAAATCGGAGTTTGCGTCGTTCTTGTTCCCTGCTTGGATGATGGGACGCAACCCCAAGATGAAGATTATTCAGGCGACGCACACCACAGAGCTCGCCGTCAATTTTGGCCGTAAAACAAAAAATCTTTTGGACGACGACCGCTACAAGGAGGTTTTCCCGGATGTCAAACTGGCAGCAGATAGTAAAGCGTCTGGACGTTGGGATACCTCTAGCGGGGGCATGTACTATGCTGTTGGCGTTGGTAGTAACCTTGCTGGCCGTGGTGGCGATCTTGTAATCATTGACGATCCGCACTCGGAGCAGACGGCGATGTCCGCGAACGGTTTTGACGATGCGTGGGATTGGTACACTGGGGGCCCCCGTCAGCGTCTCCAGCCGGGTGGGGCGATTGTTTTGGTTCAGACCCGGTGGTCAGAAAAAGACATGACAGGTCAGCTCCTGAAGGCAATGTCTAAAGACCCGTTAGCGGATCAGTGGGAGGTAGTGGAGCTACCGGCTATTTTTGATGACGGGACCCCGTGCTGGCCAGAGTTCTGGTCTCTGGAAGATTTGACCGCGGTCCGCGCATCTATCCCGCCCAGCAAGTGGAATGCTCAGTATCAGCAAAACCCTACCGGTGAAGAGAACGCCATCATCCCCCGCCAGTGGTGGAAGCGTTGGGAAAAGGACAAGATCCCTAATCTTGAGTTTGTTATTCAAAGTTATGATACGGCGTTTAGTAAAAGAGAAACTTCTGACTTTTCAGCCATAACCACGTGGGGCGTCTTTCACCCGGAGGAGGCCGGGGGACCCCCTGCTATTATATTGCTGGACAGCAAAAAAGAGCGGTGGGATTTTCCCGACCTAAAGCGGGAGGCTCTGGAGCAATACCATTACTGGGACCCCGACACCGTCATCGTCGAAGCAAAGGCTTCTGGTCTGCCGCTCACGCACGAATTAAGAAATGTAGGAATACCCGTTGTTAACTTTACGCCGAGCAAGGGTAATGATAAGATAACGCGAGTCCATTCTGTTTCCCCTTTGTTTGAGGCGGGGATGGTCTGGGCCCCAGACACTTCTTTTGCCGACGAGCTTATAGAAGAAGTAGCCGCGTTTCCTAACGGGGAGTATGATGACTTGGTTGATAGTATGACACAGGCCTTGATGCGATATCGTCAGGGTAACTTTATTCAACTACCGTCAGACGACTGGGGTGATGAAGATACCAACGTAAGGGTTAGGGCGTATTACTAATGGGAAATAGTGTAGTAGATTTAGGTGCTGCGGCTGTCGGGGGCGTGGCCGATTTCTTTTCAGAAAGCTATGATTTTTTAGTTGGGACCCCGGAAGCTTCTGCCAGTGGCGGCTATTACAAAAACCTTGGGCCCGGGGCACGGCAATATTTTTCGGGACCCGGAGAGTATGAAAAAACCAATCCAGTAATGGAGTATTTTGGTTTTGAATACGGCGGCAGCCCCGCGGTGGAGTTGCAGGACGACGGGTCCCTTCCCGGTGTAGATGCGCTACGCTACATGACTCCCCAAGAGGTGGAGGACGGTTCGTACAGTTTTCTCCAGAACATGGAAGAGAAGATGCTTGGTCATCTGGCCGCGGCCCAGAGCGTCCATGCCGAAGACATCCCTGTGCGCCAGTCCCTAGACATGAAGCGCTATCACTACGAAGAGGCGGAAAAGCTGCGTGATCAGATCGAGCAGTTTGAGGAGCGCCGCGCCAGCGCCATTCAGAACTACCCGGAAAGCGAGACTAAGTTATATATGAAAGAAGGGGAGGCCCCTTATGTGAGGGGGTTCCCCGACGATTTGGTTCAAGGCTTTGACAACGGCGGCTTAGTTTCTCTTGGGGCAGGCGAACCGGCTCTTATAGAAATGGGCGACATGTCGATGAACGACGCATTTGGTTTGGTCCCCGGGGACCGGGCGTATTCTTCTGAAGGCGAGTTCCCCGGCCGTGTATATCGTGAAGGCGATCAGATCACTGACCCGTACTACGAGGGTCCCAACTATAGCTTTGAAGCCGAAGATCCGCGGCGCTTCGACCTTTATGAAGACAGCGGCCAGTTTGCACCGCCGCTCACGGATCAAGGTATCATTCCGTTTGACGAAGAAGGTCGTGCGCGGCCCACGTATCCTAGCTTTCAGAAGTACATGGAGACAGACGAGTCCGGCAATCGAGGGATTGCAATGGCGGTAGGCGGCAATCCTGTGGTAGAGATAAAAGAAGCGGGGATAATGTCGGCATTGCTGGACCCGCGGATTGATCTTCCGAGCTCGGCAGAGCAGGATCTTGTCCGGGCTTCTGGCCGCGAAGGTAGCGAAGGGTCCGCTATATATTACCCAGAAGGGTCCCCGACGTTTGAGCAGGTTTTGGAACAAAAATACGGGTACAGGGACGACGTGCCGCGGGACGATTTCCTAACAACTAGCGAGATAATGCGGGCAGAAAGGCCTCGGCACGACATGCCCACTTATCAAGAGCTAGAAGATGCTAGGGCACACGCGCTTATGACAGCTCGTTTGGCCCAGCAGGTTGGCCCGGAAACTGCCACAAAGGTAGGCGGCATCGGCGAGTTTATTGATAAAACATTTATGGGCGCTACGCCCGAGGACGCGGCTATGGATACGCGCAACAACGCTTTTGGCGCGTCCTTGTTAAAGAAAGCTGGCGTTAATGCGACCCCGCAGCAGTTAGCAGAGGCCGTGGACCGCGCAGTGTTTGACCAGTTGGATGTAATTTTAGGCAGGGAAAAAAGTCAACGACGGTTTAAATCGCCTGACACGGGTATTGATATATATTTCCCAAGAGATCGTCAGGGTTATTTCAGCGTGAAGCGCTGACCGCGGCCCACGGACCTAGTAAACAGGCCCTTACTATGGTAGTTTTGGCCTAAAGGAGACAATGAATGGCACGTAAACCAATTGGCGGTTTGATGGACAACAATGTTCCGTCGCAGCTAGACCCTGAAGATTTGGCAGCCGAGGTAGAGCTTGAGATTCCCGGCAGCATGGATAATGTTGTTGCTTTTGAGGGCATGGACATCGAGATGATCCCGGAAGAGGACGGCGGGGTTACTGTTGATTTTGATCCTTCTGACCAGCGTGGTGAGAGCGACGATTTTTACGCGAACTTGGCAGAAGAAATGCCGGATCGCGAGCTTTCCCGTATTGCGGGCGAGCTTTTACACGAGTTTGACGCAAATAAAGCTAGCCGACAGGAGTGGGAAGATGCTTATGCAAACGGTCTTGATCTTCTCGGGTTCAACTACGAGGAGAGAACGCAGCCCTTCCGTGGCGCGTCGGGTGTTACGCACCCCTTGCTTGCAGAGGCGGCTACGCAGTTTCAGGCGCAGGCGTTCAATGAGCTGTTGCCAGCGTCAGGGCCTGTGCGAACTGCTGTTATGGGAAGCGAAACCAACGAAAAACAGAGGCAGTCTCAGCGCGTAAGGCAGTTTATGAACTATTACATCACTGATGTGATGGAAGAGTACACCCCTGAACTGGATCAGATGCTGTTTTATCTGCCGTTGGCGGGTTCGACGTTTAAGAAGGTATACTATGACGAGACTATGGGCCGTGCGGTAGCTAAGTTTATACCGGCCGAGCACCTTGTAGTGCCTTACGAAACGTCTGATTTAGAGACTTGCCCTAACATTACGCAGGTTTTGCGGCTTTCTCTTAACGATTTACGTAAGAAGCAGGTAGCGGGGTTCTATTTGGACATCCCGGTAATCCCTGCACAGGAAGAAGAAGACTCTGTTACCAGCGAAATCAACCGTATCGACGGCACTAGCCCGTCCCAGATTGATTATGACTGCACTATTTTGGAGTGTCACGTCGATTTGGACCTAGAGGGTTACGAGGATGCCGATGAGGACGGGGAACCAACAGGTATTAAGATACCATATGTTGTCACACTAAGTCAGGACAACGGTCAAGTGCTGTCTATTCGCCGGAATTACCGCGAAGATGACGAGTTAAAACGTAAAATCCAGTATTTTGTACATTATAAGTTCCTTCCGGGCTTTGGTTTTTACGGTTTGGGGCTCATTCATACAATTGGCGGTTTGTCACGGACCGCCACAGCGGCACTGAGGCAGTTGATCGACGCAGGTACGTTATCCAATCTCCCAGCGGGCTTCAAAGCCCGTGGATTACGCATCAGAGACGACGATAATCCGCTTCAGCCCGGCGAGTTCCGCGATGTGGACGCTCCCGGAGGGGCTATTCGTGACAGCCTTATGCCGCTGCCATTTAAAGGCCCAGACCAGACGCTTTTTCAGCTTCTGGGCTTTGTTGTAGACGCTGGACAGCGTTTTGCCACCATTACAGACATGAAAGTGGGTGATGGGAACCAGAATGCGGCGGTTGGGACAACAATTGCGATGTTAGAGCAGGGTTCTCGCGTTATGAGCGCGGTTCATAAGCGCTTACATTATGCAATGCGGATTGAATTTAAGCTTTTGGCCCGTGTTATGGGCGAAAGTTTGCCGGATGAGTACCCTTATACAATTGAGGGAGAGGACGCCACAGTCAAAGCATCCGACTTTGATGAGCGCGTAGACGTGATTCCGGTCTCTGATCCGAACGTATTTAGCCAAGCGCAGCGTATTGCTTTGGCGCAAACCAAGCTACAGTTAGCGGGTGCGGCCCCAGAGCTGCACAACATGTACGAAGTGTACCGCGACATGTACGACGCGCTGGGCGTTCGGGACACAGACAGGATTATGAAGCGGGCCGTGGAAGACGAACCGTCACCTAAAGATCCTGCCCAAGAAAACATCGACGCTATGGACATGTTACCTTTGAAAGCGTTTGAAGGTCAGGAGCATGAGTCGCACATTATGGCGCACTTGATTTTTGGTGCCTCACCTATGGTGGCGTCTATGCCGGGCATTGCAATGGCCTTACAAAAGCATGTGATGGAGCATGTTAAGGTAGCTGCTAGGGAGCAGGCTGCGGTGCAGTTTATCCAGCAGCGGCAGGCCGCGGGCGGCGAAGCGGCCACCGAAGAAGAGATGCTGGCTATCGAGGGCCTTACAGCTCAGTTTGTAGCACAGGGTATGCAGACGGTGCAGCAGATGTCCGCGCAAGTATCTGGTCAGGGCCCTGATCCGTTAGTTCAGCTCAAGGAGCAGGAGCTACAGATTAAGGCACAGGCCGAACAGAACGACATGCAGGTAGATCAGGCCAAGTTAAACATGGAAGCCTCTGGGCAGCGTATGCGGGCCGATCAGTTCCAGCAGCGGCTCGCGGCGCAAGAGCGTCAGACTGACGCACGTATTCAATCTGCTATGGAAAGAGAAATGCTAAAACAACGAAACAAGTAGTGCATTTTAGCTTGGGGGCAAAATGATAGCAGAAACATTAGCGGGCATTGCGCTAGTTAAGTCCGCGGTAGACGGCATAAAATCCGCTATCAACACGGCAAACGATGTCGGGGAGATAGCGGGTTATATTGACCAGCTTTTTGAAGGCGAAAAGCAGGTTCAGCAAAAACGCGCAAAAAATTCAAAACTTGGGCTGGGGGATCAATTTGGCGTAAGTACTATTGCGTCAGAGGTCATAGACGCTCGCCTTGCTAAAGAAAAAATGCAGGAAATGCGTAATCTTGTTGACTTGCGGTTTGGCCCGGGAACGTGGCAAGGCATCATAGATGAGCGAGCGCGACGCATACAAGCCGCCAAGGAAGCTGCTGCGGAAGAGCGCCGCAAAAAGATATTGGAGGCAAAAGAGTTTGAGGAGACAATGAAGCAGGTTGTTCTGGCGATATCTGTGCTCTTGGCTACGGTTGGATTATTTGTGTTTTTGTTCATGGTGGTGCTGTGACGGTAGATAAATTTTTAGAGTGGAAAATTCTTCCACGGTTTATGATGTTGGCTAGCACAGTGATGAGCTGGCGTTGTGCCGAATGGTTCATGGCGTTAGAGGTGCCGACGGCAGCGCAGTCGGCTTTCGTAAGTGTGGTTATGGGTGTTATGACGGGCGTCTTTGGAATTTGGATGGGCCACGAACATAAGTCGGGGCCAAAGTGATGTTTCAGGCTATAGTTCTTGCGTGTCTTGCTTTTAATATGGAACAATGTTACCAGCTAGAAGACCAGCGGGGGCCCTACCAGACTTATGAACAGTGTGAGAAGCGGGCATACGAGATGTCCCGCGCGGTTCACCAACATATGAGAGGCTACAAGCCAGTATCTTGGCAATGTAGGACTCTACCGAAAGGAAAGTTAACGGTATGATTCAAGCACTTATTGGACCCGCTACCGAGTTAATCGGTAAGTTTGTTGAAGACAAAGACCAGAAGAACAAGCTGGCGCATGAAATTGCCACTATGGCGGAGCGTCATGCACAAGAGCTTGCCAAGGGTCAGTTGGCTATTAATGCCGAAGAAGCTAAGTCCCGGAACTTGTTTGTGGCGGGTTGGCGGCCGAGTGTTGGCTGGTGTTGTAGTCTGGCCCTGTTCGCTCACTTTTTGGTCTTCCCTACTATGGATGTAGTAACGGCCTACATGGGCGTTGAGCCAGTAGCCTACCCCCAGTTTGATATGGACAGCTTGATGACTGTCTTACTGGGTATGCTTGGGCTTGGTGGGATGCGTAGCTTCGAGAAGGCTAAAGGCTTAACAAAGTGAGGTATCGTTTAGCCTTAATTCTTCTGAATTGCGGAAAGCCGTTTTCTAAAATAGGCAACTGGTTTTGGAAGATGCACCGAAAAGTTTTAAAAGGGGGCCGTTAAATGGAGGCTAATTTTTTTAAAAGCCTTGAGATGGTGCTGCACCACGAAGGTGGATTTGTGGATCACAAAGATGATCCCGGGGGCGCAACTAACAAGGGTATTACGCATAAAACTTATGCGGATTTTTTAGGACGACCGTTAGAAGATGTTAGTGAGCTTAAAAACATTCCCGAAGAGCATGTCCAGTTGATTTACAAAAACGGTTACTGGGACAAGATAAAAGGCGATGAGCTCCCGGGCGGCGTAGATTTCTGCGTGTTTGACTGGGCCGTGAACAGCGGGCCGGGACGCGCGGCAAAGGCGCTGCAAAAAGCGGTTATGGTGTCACAGGACGGGGCTATCGGACCGAAGACGTTAGAAGCGGTATCTGAGTACAGCCCGACCGAAATAATAGAAAAAATAACTGAGGCTCGTATTGAGTTTTACAAGGGGTTGTCTACGTACAGTACGTTTGGCAAGGGTTGGGTAAGAAGGACAAAAGAAACTCGTGACTTTGCTTTAGATATGATATAAAACCGTATCAGACTTAATGCGGAGATATACGAGTGGATGAAATATATTTTGCCGAGGCCGTTTTCCGGGTTATCCGGGATCGGAGACAGGCAGTTCAAGACTTGTTGATTTATGACAATGTTAAGAACATGGAGCAGTATCGTGAGCTCATGGGTAACTTAAAATCCCTAGATCACGTGGAACAGGAACTCAAGGGCCTGCTAGAAAAACAGGAGCAAAGCAATGGCTGAAGCTAAAAAACTTGACCTTGAAGCGGCGAGCGAAGGTGTTGCAAACCTAGCCTCCGCATACAAGGATGTCACCGATAAGGTGTTAGACCCCGAAGCTATCGGGGGTTCACTTCTTGAAAGAATGCCTAGTCCCACAGGTTGGCGGCTGCTTATTCTTCCGTATCGCGGAAAGGGTAAGACAGACGGCGGCATCTATTTACCAGACAAAGTCTTGGAGGAACAGAATGTTTCTACCCAAGTCGGCTACGTCTTAAAAGTGGGTGATTTGGCGTATAAAGATCCGGACAAGTTCCCGGTTGGACCGTGGTGCGAGCAAGGTGACTGGGTAATGTTTGCCCGGTACGCTGGTTCCCGTTTCAAGATAGATGGCGGGGAGGTTCGTATTCTTAACGATGACGAAATCCTAGCTAAAATTCAAGAACCTGAAGATATTTTGCATTTCTAGGAGTGAGCAATGGCGGAACAAAGATTTAAAGAAGACGACCAGATCGAATTGGAGCTGGAGTCAGATCAAGACACTGACGTAGAACTGTCGGGAGGCGAAGAAGAAGATGTTCCTCTTGCGGCAGAAGCCGACGATAATTTTGAAAAGGCGGAAAACGCTACTCAGAAGCGCATTGACCGCCTGACAAAGAAAATGCGCGAGGCCGAGCGCCAGCGAGAGGAAGCTGTAAAGTTTGCACAGAACGTGCAGGCGGAAGCAACTGAGCTTAAAAAGCGCATGGACACGTTGGACACAAACTACGTCAACGAGTATAGTTCGCGGGTTGAAACCGAGATGGCAGCGGCGGAAGAAAAGCTTTCCCGGGCTATTGAGATTGGAGATACCGCAGGTGTTGTTGAGGCGCAACGAAAAATCACGCGGCTCGCGATTGAAAATGATCGCGCGGAACAAGCTAAAGCGCAGCAGGAGCGTTTCGCTCAACAGAACAGAGCGCAACAGGAAGCACAGGTACAGGCTCCTATGCCGCAGCAGCAACCTCGCCGCCCGGACCCGAAGGCGGAACGCTGGGCATCGCGTAACGAGTGGTTCGGCACTGATGAGGCTATGACTTATGCCGCATTTGGAGTGCATAAAAAGCTCATTGAAAACGAAGGGTTTGACCCGCAGTCCGATGAGTACTATACTGAGCTAGATAGGCGTATGGCGACAGAGTTTCCCCATAAGCTTAACGGTGGTAGCAAACGGCCCGCTCAGACGGTTGCTTCCGTATCCCGCAGTACATCTGGGCGCAGCAGTGGGAAAAAGGTTAGACTCACCCCTAGCCAAGTCGCAATAGCGAAGAAATTGGGTGTGCCGCTTGAAGAATACGCGAAATACGTGAAGGAGTAGAAGATGTCGGAAGATCAAAATGAATCCCTTGAGAAGGGCATTACTCGTACTTCTCGCGCAACACAAACTCGGGAGAAGGCGGCAAGGCGTAAGCCGTGGGCTCCCCCGTCTATGTTAGATGCACCACCTGCACCGGATGGATATAAGCATCGTTGGATTAGAGCGGAAACCCGCGGTTTCAACGATACTAAAAATGTCAGCGCAAAAATGCGCGAGGGCTGGGAACTGGTTCGTAAGGACGAGTACCCTGACTTTGAGGCCCCGGTACTTGACTCAGGTAAATACGAAGGTGTGTTCGGAGTAGGCGGCCTAGTTCTGGCTCGCATTCCATTGGAAACAGTCGCAGAACGGACGGAATACTTTGCACAGCGGAGTGCCGACCAAATGCAGGCAGTTGACTCTGACATGATGAGAGAGAACGCTCATTCTAGTATGACGATCAATAAACCCGATCGTCAATCTCGTGTAACTTTTGGCGGCCCACAGAGATAAGGGTCGCCCTGATTAGGAGTAAGATCAAATGGCAAACCAAGAA